AATGTTCTGAACCGAACCTTGTATTTGTCCCATTGTCCTTGTTTATTTTTCGATTAATGTCATGTCAAAAGTAAGCAATTTACGAACGAGCCATGCGCTGCCATCCTGCTCGACAAGGTAGTTGCTTGATGCCAATGTCGGAGCCAAGAATTGAAAGTCGGCATCGGTGATGGTGGAGTAAGGGAAAGTAGTGATCGAGTTCATCACTTCTGCCGCAATGCCATCCGTTACATCGTAGTCGAGTTGCTTGTATTGCTTGGCAACCACATCCAGCGTGATGCTGCAGTCATGCACGAAGAGCTGATTGTTGCCGACTTGAGCATGGGTCATGCTGTTGATGTACACATAATTGTCCGGCAATGTGACAATGGGCAGTTGAGAATAGACGGTGATCGCTTTGCCGTCATAGGTCAGCGATGCCAGTGCGGCAGCAAATGCATTGCGTAGTGATGTGCCTGGATTCTTCATCGCTTCTTTTTTACTATGTCGGTTATACGGCGAACAAGTTTGCTCCGTTCAGCTACAAATGAAGGCCAAAGGAACGGCTGCGGTGCGATGCCGAACTTGTATATCTTCCGCGCAATGTTGACGGCGTGGTTCTTATCACCCTTCTTGATAACTTTCTTCTTTGTGCCCCACTCATAAATCGAGTTGACGAACTGCGTCCAGTTGCCCTTCTTTGGTCGTGCTTTGATAGCGGCGGCCACCGGCTCCATCTCTGCCGGCACATCAACCTTGCCGCGCGTGCCGAATTCGATGTATGGCGCGTGATAGGCGTTGGCAAATACCGAGTATTGCAAGGTAGTTACGCGCTCACTCCCGATGCTATTGCGCAGCTCTGCGAAGTTGGCAGGAGCCTTGCGCTTTGCCGTCAGTGCCATCTTGTTGACGCTGGCCTGCATCTCGGCATCCACCTCCCTGCTCACCTCGTTGTCAAGTTGGGCAAGTGCGTTGATCACACCCTGCACACCTTTCAGCTGAAGGTTCATATTGCCACCCTCCGGTAGTATTGTGCCGCCATCATGGGGAAGTCAACAAGGTTGGCTCCTTCATTGCTCAAGTCAATGCCACGGTTTTGGTAGGTGTACGCCGTGATGCAGAGGATGTCGTTCTTGATATCGTCAGGAACGGAAATATAGCCACTTGTGAGCCATATCTCGTAGATTCCGGAGTGATATACCGACATCTGTGCACCATTGGCTCCAAAGGCCCTGTAATCGCTTGTAGCGCATCCGTCAACCATCACCATGTCGATGGATTGCACCGGCCCTGGCAGTTCGTACAGCTCGCCGGCGGTCATCTCAATCGTCAGGTGCAGTTGGCGCGTGCCATAGTTCCGGCCGGTGTAGTTCTCGTGCCAGATGCGTGCGTTCTTGATCAGCGAACCGATCAGCGTGTCATCATCGCTGAACGCTATTTTCATGTAAGTTTTTGCCTCGACTACACTCACCGGCTCGGTCGTGTAGTCCTGCACTATCTCTGTATCGATGAGAAGGTTCATATCTTCTTTTTATGGTCAGTGATCGACTGACGCATAAAGTTACGAAGTCTCTCCAAGCTCTTCATCGGGTCAAGCTGACGGCTGCGAATCTTGGCCGCTTTGCTTGCCTTCTCGTATGCTTTCGGGTTAAAAAGTTTCTCGATCTGGTCAACCCATAGCTTGACTTCTTCTCTGTCAAAGTAAAGTCCTGCCTTGCCACAATTCTCCCGAAGTCCCGGAGTACCAGACGAAATGACCGGGATGCCGGAGCACATGGCTTCAGTTGCAGTTCGCCCCCAAGATTCATATTTACTCGGCATGATCAAGATGCGCGTCTTTGCGTACACATCCTTGATGGTGGGAGTCTTTGGAAGGACGGTCACGTTCGTTGGTTGGTTGACGTGCTGACCTTTGTCGGCCGGCTCGGAATAGCTGCCCATCACACCGATGAACTTGCGATGAGGGAGTGCTTCAGCGATCTGCCGGAGGATGTGGCCGCCTTTGTTCTCGTCCAGGTTGATGAGCGTGATGGCTTCGTTGTATGATGGGTCAACGTTCGTGTCGTAGTGCCGCCAATCGCATGGAGGAGTCACCACGATGCTTGGATGCTCGTAGTTGAGCTGTGCTTTTGCCCACTCGCTGTTGTAGATGATGTACTGCGGGTCTTCTGCCCACACGATGCGCTGATATGTGCTTGTGTTGTGGATGAGGTGGAAAAGTGGTCTTTTGAACACTTGAGCGATGCCGATTGTCCAGTCGGTGTAGTCGAGATGCGTCATGATGGCATCAGACCATGTGAGCAGTCGCTCAATGATCATCTCTTCTGGTGGGAACACATCAATGCCATCGTAGGTGTACATGGAATTGATGCGGTAGTGGTTCGCTTGGTGGAGAAGGACACGAACATCCCCACTATTCGCTTTGATGTCCTTGTTGATCCAGTGAGCCATATACTCCGCTCCACATGTGTGCTGCGGTGGGTAGAGGTGGATGGAGTTGAGCAGCTTCATGGCTTGGTGATTTTCACGACCAACATCATGTACCCCATGTCATCCTCACGACCATCCTTGATGATCTCAACGCCCTGCATGCCGATGAAGTCAGTGAAGTGCCAAAGGCTTCGGTGCGTCTCAAGCTCGTTGCCGTACGCTGCCCCCTGCTCGATCCATACGGCGGGAGTGCTAATAAGCAGGATGCCGCCGGGATTCAGCACATCGTTGACGATCTTGCTTATGACCGAGTTCCCTTCGTCTTTGTCGAAGTGCTCAACGACATCGGTCATAAGCACGCAGTCGAATTTCAAATGCGTTGACTGCAAATATTGCTGAATAGTGCAGTGATGCACATTATCATAGCAAAGCCAAAGCGGGGAGTGGTAGTCGTAGAAGCCTTCGACCCCAATGATGCAAGTATTGGTGTAATTGTCTTTGATGCCAACATCAAGCCAATTCCGGATACCCGCACCATTAATGCCATGCCCTACACCGAGGTCAAGGATAATTTTTGGAGAGTGCATCAAGACCTGACGCATGATGTCTCGGAAGGACGAGTAAGAGCCGATGGGCATAGTGTGTGTGTTTAGGCGTTAAGCAAAGAAGGGAGCGAGGCACATGGCCTCACTCCCTTTGTATTTATCAGAGGTCGAATCAGCTCGCACTTCCGTAGATCGCAGCGGTAGGCTGGAAGGAAAGCAGAGCAACACGGGCTTCAGCGCGGTAGGTCACCAAGTTCTTGATGAAGTCATCTTGGTCGGTCTCGGTGGAACGAACTGCCAGACCGGAGGCCTGCGCGATTGCGAACGCATCGGTGTTCATGACATAAATCTTGCCGCTCACGATTTGAGAGTGAGGAACCAGAGGTATGCCCACGATGCGGGTCTCGCCTTGTGCGCCGATGGTAATGCCACCCGGAACACCGTAGCTGCCGTTGGTAGGCTGGGTCTTCAGAACGCTTGCCCATACGGCATGCGTGGTCAGGATTACATTGGGCTGACCGAGGCCGAGAGCCAGGTGCTGCGCAGTGTAGTCGATGATTCTTTCAGCGACCGGAGTGGCAGAGGTGCTGCCGGCGGTAGCAGATGCAGTGATCGTGCTCATGAACGAGTTGTTGATGGCGCGATTCCAATCTTCAAGCAGGCTCTGTGAGAGATATGCTTGCAGGAAAGGCAAATCTTGCAGCATCTGACGGCTCACCTTGGCGTAACCGGCCACGAAGGGAACGGAGGTGTTCACCATTGTCACATCGTAGTCAACTTGTGCTTTGCCACTGCCTTCCGTCTGCGTACCGAACGAACCCTCACCGATGGATGCGTTTCCGCGGGGGAAGGTCACGTTGCCGGTGGCAGTCGGGATGATGCGGAAGATGTTGTAGAGGTGAGGCGAGAAGAACGAGCGGAGGATGGGGTTGTCGGTGTAGCTGATCTGGCTTGTGCCGGTCAGGTTGTTGCCGAGGGTCATCGTTCCAACTGCCTTGGAGCTGTTGAAAGGAGTCTCGTTTTTGATAGCCTCGAAGTTGGCGGCCACGACATCCATGATGCCAGCCTTCAAAGACTTCTGACGGTCACCGCCAAAAGCATCAGCTTCCATCTCGGATTTGATCTTGCCATTGGCGGCAATCAGTCCGTTGATCTTCTCGCGCAGTTCGCCGAGAGTTTCGCCCTTCTTCTGGGCATCTTCGTTCAGTTGTGCTACGCTTGCAGCATGCTTAACTTCCATGGCAGCGACTTCTGCGCTCACCTGGCTTTTGATTTCAGCGAGCTTCGGATCGAGCGCGCTGACGATGTCTTTTACTTCCATTTTGGTACGATTGTAAAAATTGTTTAGAAATGTTTTAATAGCAAAATATCGAGTGCATTGGCAGCTTTTTGCGCCACATCGACCTCGACTTTTGGCTCGGCCGGTGTCTCTGCGACTGCCGACTTGCTACTCAAATCTTCGATGAGTTGGTTCAGCTGCTTGATCTCCAGCATCAATAGTTCGATGGTTTCATCAGTGGCATCAGTGTGCTTGATGAACTTTTCGAGCTTCTTGACCCTTTCGATCCTTGCATCCATTGATTTCAGTCCGAGCATTGGCGTGTACTCATTTGCGCCCCAGCTCGTCAAAGAACTTCCTTCATACAAAACTACGTCATAGAGTTCAGTGGCATCCTTACCCTTCCTGCTGCCCTTCACGTTGAACCCGATC